AGTATCTACATAGACAGCAATTGCACCATTTAAAAGTTCTCCGCCTAAAATACTGACTTCATCCCCTGATGTTCTTGCTACTGCAAGCGTTACTGTTGCACCACTTGTTGTATAATCATAATTTTCTGTTAGTAAAGAGCCATTCACATAAATTCTTGCGCCGCTCGCCTCTCTACCTATAGGAAATACTGTTTGCCCTTGAACTGCAATATAGTCTTCTCTCCATTCACTCGTTATCATTATTCCCGTTGCTGAAGCATCACCTGATGCAGGAATGAAGTTGTTAATTGTCCATACGGGTACATTATTTTTATCTTTCCCTGATGCACTTAATATGACCGGATGCGTATTTGTTGAAGATAGTTTGCTATCTGTGTATGTTTGCTTTGCGTTACCGCTACAACACTCATAAAAATATAGCTTTCCGTATGGTACTACTTTACCATCATTCCCTACACCTTGAAATTTTCCATCGTTAAATATTACACCGTTCATTTATTGCTCCTTATTTTTGTAATTTGAGACTATTATATCTCTTTTTTAAAGGCATTTATTCCAATAGTTGCCCACCGTCTGATTTCTTCCCTATTTTTTTGGTTAACTTTGTTATAATCCTCTTTGGATATTTTTCCTTTTTCGTAATCCTTTTTAGCTTGTAGGATTTTTCTTACATACTTCCTTGATCTTTTGCTCGCATCTAATACCGCTTGTCTTGCTTTATAAGAGTGAGACATTTTTAATTCTCTTGCATCATAAACATATTTATTAATACCAATTACTCTTCCTGCTATAGGGTGTTTTGAATCATAAAGATTAATAAGTTTTGTTATTGTCCCTGGTGCAATTGTTTTTCCTGCATAAACTAAGAGATCTTTAGTCATTTCTAGCTTATCATATTCATAGTATATTTGTGATCCTGTAAAGTTATCAACATTTGAACTAACATCTCTAAGACTTTGAAGAGGATTTCCTCCTAAGCCTAAAGCATCCAGGGTTTTTCCTAGTTCACCCTGTATAAAATGGTTTCCTGCTACTGTAAGAACCCCAAAAGGCACGATATAACTAACATCTGTAAAAGTTACCATTACTGTACCTTTCTGTTTTTCGACTTGTGCTATTACAAAAGGATTATATTTTACCCAATCCGGGAAAGACTTTTTGAGCTTACGATATGCTTCTTTTCCTATTTTGTCTTCATTATCATCATCGAATGAACTTGTAAGTGCGTATAGCGAACCTAGTATTAAAGTAGTAGTTGCAGGCTTTGAAATTGCTGTGTTATACATAAAGCCTATAACTTTTTGTGTAAAAGTAGGGAATAAGTTTCCTAAAAGCTTTATAATCACACCTCTTGTAAGGTCTGGCGATCTCATGGCACGAATTAAATCATAAGTTAATCCATAATCAAAATGAGTTTCTTGTGCAAGATTAACCGCCTCTTGTGGAGTCATTCCTTGCTTCTCTACTGCATATCTCATTCTTGCCACTTTTACCATATCATCAATCCAACCGTAAGCACCTCCGATTGCTTTCATCCATTGAGCGCCTTTTTTAACAAGTTTGCTTCTCGCATCTGTCTCTATCTGAGCAATATAATTGTTTAGCTCTTCATCCGTCATATTGTGACCGAACATTCCATGCTCTTTAGCCATATCGTACCATCTGTCTTTTTTTATAATTGACCATGTAGCTCTTAGTGTAGCATCAGCGAAAGCGATTGGATTAACATCTGCTCCACTTAGCGACCATTGGAAATAATTACTCATGTAATTTCTAGGATATGCAAAAATATTTGCCGGAACTTTCATAAACTTAAATAATGTAAGAAATGTAGAACCTGCTTTATCAAGTCTATCTGCTAACATTTCTGGTGTATGCGCTATTTTAAAAGTAGATTTAACAAGGCTTGCAACATCCGCTGTTACCATCAACCCACTTAAAACACCGTATCTTTTATCCTTTGGAATACTTGCTTTGTCTTCTGTTGAAACAATATCTATGTTGTATCTTGCGTTTTCCATTTGAGCTTTTATACCATCAATAACATCTGTAAGCTCGTCTATCTCTGCTTCAATGTCTGTTCTATTTCTCATATCTTCTAAGTATGGAATGATCGCATTTTTTGCATAATCTGGTGAAAAACTTGTTGGTAAATTATTGATTTGATTTTCCATGATAACAAGCTGAGACTCATCAACTAAACCACCTTGTTCTATTACACCTCTAAAAAAATCATCAATCCCTATATTTGAAAGAGTTTTGCCTATTGTCTGCTTAACCATTATTTCCGGGCTTAATACTACATTTAATCTTGACGCTTCTTCCGGGAACTCTTCCAGGTAATCAACAATACTTTCTATTTTTCTACCTTTTTTTATCTCGTATTGCTTTATCCCTCTGCTTATGTCGATACCTTTAACAGATGCTTCTATTAAATAGATCCTTGAAAGGTATTTATCTTTCCATTTAGCGTATTGACTTGGGAGTAAAAGCCCTCTGTTCATTGCATCTTCACTGATCTTATCAATATTTTCTCTTACTTTATCCATAACTCTTGCAAATTCCGGGAATTGTTCTTTTACTCTTTCTCTTATTGCAGGGTTTTCTAGGTATCTAATTGCTCCCTGGTTAAAAAGTTCTTCTGCAATATCACCTCTTGCGCTGCTTATTAAATCTCTTTGGTTTTGTGCGCTTAACTCTGTTCTTGCGAGGGCTGATTGTAGTCTTCTGTAGTATTTAACGAATATCTTTTCTTGCCCTCTTGTTAATAGACCTAACCCGTTGTTGCTTCCACCATGTTTTCTAACCCATCCGTCAAAAGAAGTTCCCTCCATTTTGGAAGTAATGTTTTTATATAGGAAAGCGTCAAAAGAATTTTTAGCATTTGTAATCTCCGCTGTTATATCAAGAAAGAAAAATTTGTAAATTGCGTGTACCGGGTTAGCAAAAAGAGTCATTCCCTCGTCTTTCACTTCTCCCACTGTTAATAGTGCTGATTTTTCCATTTGAAGTATTGCTCTTTCTGCAAGCTCTGATACTTCGCCATTCTTTGCATCCGTGACCGCTTTAACTATGTCTTCATACCTTGTAGTATTGCTAACGATAGGTTTCGCCCATGATGGAGTTATGAGCTCTGTTTCCTGCTTTGCTTCAAAAAGTTTGTTTTGTGTTCCCTCTAATGCTAGGCTATTTTGTGTAAGTTCTTTTTTCTTCTCTTTGATTTCAAGTACTTCGTATGCTCTATCCCATTCCGCTTTAGAATACTTTGCTTGTCTGTATTCTTTATCTTGCTCTGCTATGTCTTCTTTGCTTAAAGTTTTAACTTCACTTAATGGCTCATACTTCTTTTTATAAAGATTTTTTACTGCTTGTGCTGCTTCTGCTTCTGATCCACCAACTTTAGGTTCTTTTGCTTCTTTCTTTTGCATCTCTAAATCTGATATTTTTCTAGCAGGTTTTCCTTCTTTATATTCTTTTAGTGCAGCGTCTTTGTCTTGCTGACTCACTCTCCCCTCATCACTTGGGAATGGCGATTTGTCTGTAAGTTTCGCTGTTTTTGCTATAGGCATAACTTTATCAAACTTCCCTGCTTCAATATCAGAAATTAAGATCATTACTTCTTCGCCGGTTTTATTATTTTTATATGTTCCAAAGTTTGCTTTGTAGCCTGAGTATTTAACATCTGATACAACTTGTGAACCCGTCTGAGTATATTGCTTTTCAAACTCTTTTATATAGTCCACTTCTTTTGCTTTTAACTCACTTAATATTTGTTTAGCTCTCAATTGCCCGTTCTGAGTTAGTTGAGTTTGCCATGCTCCATTTTTAGAACTCCATCTAAAACCACGCTTTTTAAGCATTGCAATAGTTTCTGCATCTGGCTTACCATCAAATATAAATCTTATTCTTTGGTCTGTATAATCCTGAGTAAGTTCTCCACCATCGAATTTGATTGGTGCTTCTTTTGGTGCTTTTGCAAGTTCTTTCATTTTTACTATATCGGCTATTCTTGCTTTTGTAGCTTTTATTTTTGCATTGTTATTATTTAAAGAGAATGAAGCAAAACCTACTTTCCCTGCATAGTCTGGAGTTTGAATATCTTTTATATTTTCATCTGTAAAGCCAAGTTTTTTAAGTTCTTCTTTTTTTATATCATCAGATAATTTTTTACTCTTTAATATTTTATTGGCATTTTTCATCTCCTCTTGATTACTTTCAAGAATATTCAGCTTTTCTTGTAGCTTCTCTACTGCGTTTTCGTCCGTTCCCTTGATAGCTTCTTTGCCTGTAAGTTTGTTTTTCATCTTACTATAAGCTTTTTCGCTATAGTTTACTAATGTGTCCAATGCTTTTTGTGCTGAATCCATTTTCTTTTGATTGCTTCTTACCGGAAAGTTTGCAGCACCGGTTATCATTGTACTCATTGTGCGTGAGTCTTTTGCAAGTTGATCTCTTTTTAACTTCACATATCTTTTTCTATAATCTGCAAACATATCATCAAGTAATTCTTTTTGCTCTGGTGTTTTAGCATACTCTGAAAGGCTGTTATAATCGTCTTTCATTCCTTGTATGTAAGATTCTATTATTTGTCTTCCTCTTTGCTCTGGCACATGGCTTATTCCTTGTCGTGAGCGTGTTGCTTCTTCTGTTGAAATATCGTTTTCTAATTCATTTAATACTGTTGGAGTTTTTTCTTCTTCTTTCTCTTTTTTTGCTTTCTCTTCATCAATAAATCTGGTTCTATGTGTCGGTTTCTCTTTTTTGATTTCTTCCGCTCGTCTATGTACTCGTTCTTTGATAGTTTCTTTTGGTTTTTCTTCTACTGCTTTTACTTCTGTGTATGGTGCAACAACTTTAAAGACTTTATTTTCAGTAAGAGGATATTTACTTCTTCTGATTAATGCGATTTTCTTTTCTGGGTCAATTAATACTTTTTTACCATCTTTCATTACTGCGACGATATTTCCATCGCTGTTTATTCCAATAGGTTTGTTTATTTTTAATAGATATTCAAGTGTTTTTGTTCCAAAATTTACCTTGTGGGCTACATTTGGCTTGCTTATATCCTCTTCACTTGCAAACTTTTTAAGTATCGTTGCTTTATATTTACCATCTGGTACTTCTTTTATCCCTTTTTTACCATGATGTTCTACTGTTCCATCTTCTTTGATAAAATATTTGCTTGTTCCGTGTTCTACAAAATTACCTTTATGTTTTGCTTCATACTCTTCTTTAGCGTTTGCATATTGTTTTGAAGCTTCTTCTTGTGCCTCACTTCTCGCTTTTTCTTGCGGAGTTCTTTGCTCTTGTTTTTCTTTATATTCTTTATTAAATTTATCAATTTTTGCTTGTTCTGCTTCTGTATATTTTTCTGGTTTTATTTCTTCGTCTTTTGGCTCTACTATTTCTATCTTTTCAATTTCTGGCTTCTTTATACCTACAACATCTTCTAATTCCCACATTCTTTCTAATTCTTCGCCTGTCTTATCTTCTTTTTCTTGTAGTTCTTGTAACTCGTTTAATTCCGCTTCTGAGATGATTTTTGGTACTTCCTCGTAATCATCCGCTTTAAGTTCTTCTTCCTCTTCTGCGATAGGTTCTGTTATTTTTATAGGCTCTTCTATTGCTTCCTGCTCTTTAACTTCACCCATTTTTGATAATACTACTTCATTTATACTATCTTTTGACTTTCCTACTACTCTTTGAGCTATATCCTCTTTCTCTTCTTGTGTAGCATCTGGCATTTTCTCTTCTATTTTAGAGATTGCATCTAAGAACCGTTTATTTTCTTCTTCAATTCTCAGTTCTTCTTCTGGACTTTTACCAACCGCTTGTAGTGCTTGCTGTCCTGTTGCAACTGCTCCTGAGACTGTACCACCTGCAACACCACCTGCTAATGCTCCAAAACCTCCACGCTCTACCATTTCACTAGGAACTATCTCTTTATCAGTTCCTAGTGTTTCTCCTGTGTACTCAATAACTCCCTCTTGTAATGCCTCTGTAGTGGCTTCTTTAACAGTACCTTTTCCAACGGCTTTTAGGATAACTTTTGTTCCCTCGTTCCATCCTTTTTTAAGTATCTCTTTTCCGATGTCTTCGATAACATCTGTAGTCATACCTTTTAAACCTAGTCTATCAAGCCATACACTCGCAACAACAAACGGTGCAGACTTAGACATATCTGAAAGTTCGCCCTCTTTTCTGCCCTCGTTCTGCGCTCTTACATCTGCCATTTCTTTAGTGCGTGAGAATATATATAAAGGTAGTTGTGTGACCATAGCGCCCATGTCTGGAATTGATTTTATCCCTTGCTCTGCTGCAAAGTTTAATCCCTCTTGTATAGTATCTATATCAAGTAATCCACCTCTTTTATATGCTTCTTTTACTGTTTCTGTTGTGTGAGTAGGATCATAGCCCATTGTTCCTTTAGACCAATCAGCCATTTTTTGAAACATCTGCGTGTTTGTTGCTCCAAATTTCTCTTCTGCAAAATCAACAATTGCTTGACCACCCTCTAAGGTATTGACTACTAATTCATTCCCTCTTTCAATTAACCCTCTTCCGATGTTATATGATGGTGCTGCGGTAGGATTCTCGTACTCTTCCGCTTCTTCATAATCATCTTCATTTAAAACTTCGTAATCATCAGGGTTTAATGTATCATCAGCAATGTTAATAGGTTCGTAATCGCTTGCGTTTAATGGCTCGTAGTCTTCCGGATTAAGATTTTCCACTTGTTATGCCTTTTTTCTCATCTCTACTTTTTTACCTTTGATTATCTTATACACTTTTCCATCTTCTTTGAAAAGCGTTCCCTCTTTTTGCTCTGTCTTCTCAGGTTCTTTTTTTTCAGTCTTTGTATCTTTTAATTTTGCTTCTCTTGAACTAAACCAACCTGCATCTTTTACTTCTATCTCTAATTTATCGCCTGTTGATGTATAGTAGTCTTTCCATGATTTCTTTAGTTCTTCGCTTAAATTACTATATCCATCTGGAAAATCATAGTTTTTACTATTTACTTCTTTATCTCTTTGGTTTATTCCCGATAAAGGATCGTTTGCTCCACCAATTTCACCGTATTCTCTTATGTATGCTTCCGGCTCATTCTTTCTAAATGATGTAAGCTTCTGCTTGTAGTGGCTTGTTGCACTCTTAATTGCATCACCTCTAAAGTCTTCATTCATTATATTAACTCCGGCTTTAAAGCTGTCTATCTGTCTTCTAATAGAGAAAATATCTTTTTGTACCTGTGGAATTTTTACGGATTTTCCTTTAGCTGATTCGGTGGCTTTTGCTCTTGCAGTTTGCCCTTTCTGAAAACTCTCTACTGTTTGGAGTGATGCACTCATCGTTGATAAGGTAGTCATTAAAAAAGTAGTATCAAAAGTTCCATCTTTCTTTATTAAACTTTCAGGAGTGTTATCTAGGCTATTCTGCAATTTTTCTGAGAGAGCTTTATCTTTCTGCGGTAATAATCCTTTACTTTCCAACTTTAGTAATTCTTTGATTTTTTCATTAACATCTTTTCTGTATTCTAAAAATGTTTCATTAGCAGCCATTGGGTTTTCTTTGCTCATAATTAGTATATCTTGTATTGCTGCACCTTGTTGAGCTACTCCGTCTTCCATTGCTTCTTGAATATGTGCAGGAGATATTAAATATTCTTTTTTAAATTCCCTTATTGCTTTTCCATGTTTTCCTGATCTCAATAATGCTTCGTCTTTAGGAACACCTTGCTTTTCATAAAATTTTGCTAGTGCTGCTTCTTCTTCTTGTATTTTGGCTACTTCTGGAGCAATTGAGCTTGCTTCTCTATATTCTGCTTCTGATAGAGTAGGTTCTTGCTCTGCAAAACCGCCCTCCATTCCACCTTGCATAGATTCATCTGCTTCTTCTGCTCTTAACACATTTCTTCTTTTTGCTAAAACATTCGCTTTTAGTTTAGTTCCTGCTTCTTCTTTTTTTAATAAAAGTGCGTTTTTTTCTTGTTGCAATTTAGCACTTTTAATAGTTGATGCCTGAGATAATATATTACCTAAATCTATTCCGAATCTGTTTCCTGTTGGCATATCATCCGCCTTTTTTTTGATTTAAATTCTGGTAAAGAAGATAGTTTCCTATCGCTTGGTTTCCACTTTGAGCAATATTTCCGTACATATTAGCCTGCGCTTGTGCGCCTGCTATTGCTGCGTTCCCTTGTTGTGCTGCTGATTGTGTAGCAATGTTTCCAATATTTCCTGCCGTTTGCATACCTGCCTGAGATACAACGTTAGTAGCTGATTGACCTACTCCTGCAAGTGCTTGTTGTTTTGCTAATCCAACATTATGTGTCGTTAAAGCCCTATTAAAAGCATTTCCATACTCCTGAGAGGCTACATCTTGTCCATATCTTGTTAAAGCTTTACCTTGCGCACCGCTAAGAACATTTCCTCTTGCTGCTGCTCCGCCCTCTAAAGCACTAATTCCCTCTTGCATACGAAATTCATATCCAGGGTCTTTAAATTGTTCAAAACTATCTGCTGTGAATTGAAAATCTGGTGTTTGTTGGATTTGTTTTAATGCCTGTTGTCCTGCAAGTCTCCATGGTTCTTGATCCGCTCTCGTTTGTTCATACATCTCTTTTTGAACATCTGTTGCATAATCGGCACTTTCCTGTGCTTTTTCCGCAGCTTTCCCTGTGGCTTTTGCTACTTTTTTTCCGCCTACGTAAGAGGCTACTCCACCAACTACTGCACTTCCTATTATTGCCGCTCCCATTGAAATAGCCATTACAATTCCTTTACCATATTATATTCAACGGGTTCATAACCCATTCTTGAAAGCATCTGATTTATTTTATCCGGAGTTTGAGCATCAAGATAAAACATTATTATTTTTTTAGCACCTCTGGATTTTGCTTCTTTTTCAAATTCTTTTAGTAGTTTAATGCCAAGAGTTGTATTTCTATACTCCGGCTCGACCCACCATCCTAATTCTTGTGCAATTAAAACATCCGGGTTATAATAGAGAGGATAAATAATTCCTAATATAACACCTTTATTCTCTTTTTCTATACAGATAACATTCTCATTATCTAGCAAATTAGTCATTATTTCTTCAATGTTTTCTGATGGTTTAATACCTAAACCGTTTATTGGAGCAAATTTTTTAACTACTTCTGCTAAATACATATATAAAACCTTTTAATAATTATACCTTAATTTTTACCTAAAACAATTCCGACCAATTAACAGTCCAAGATATATCAACTGTTCCGGTTTGCGTAAATGCTATGATTGCATATTCTTGTCCAGGGTCAAGGAATAATCCTAAAGCTACTGCATCCAAACTACTATCCGTTGATTGTGGCGGGCTGTTTCCGTGTCCTGTTGTTGCAATAGCATATAATGTTAGTCCTGCTTGACCGCCTGTGAATCCTGTTGCTGTTGGATTAACTTGAAGTGTGCTTTCTCCAGACTCTGCATCGACATATGTTCCGCCTGTTACAGTAGCACCACCTACTAGCTGAACTGTTACAAGAGTATCAGCACTCGCACCATAAGGGGTATAGCTAAATTTTTTTAATATTGCTCTTATCTTGTTAGAAAAACCCTCAAAAGTTGTAACGCTTTTAAATCCTGCTAACACTGTTGCTGTTGTTCCAACACCTGTTTTAATCAATGCTGTTCCTGCTGACGATGGATAGCCAAAACCTCTACTTCCGCACTCTTGGCAAGTACCCATAACTCCTCCCTGCCAAGAACCGGAACGAATCTGTACATCTGTATTGTTGCCATTATTTTCAACATTCATCGACAAAGGTAAATATGGTAATTCGATATGAGTTTTTTCGTGTTGGTTGTGAAAGTATAGTGTGTGTAAAGGTCTGAAAGCTCCATTCTCAGGATCTAATATTTCTAAAGTCATTGGAGCTATTCCTAAATATCCAAAAGCTATCCTAAAAACATTTAGTTTATTCCAATTTATACTATCAGCTTCCACTTCTCCATTCCACTCTTCAATCCCTACATGAGTGTGTACACCTTTTCTTATGTATTCAATAGCAACCACACCATTTTCTGAACCTATCGCAAAACCATCTGTACCATCATTTAAGCCTATCCATTGATGTGTGAATGGTGCTGTTATATCAGTCCATAAAGCTGTAAAATGTGCAAAAATTGTATGCCCTGGTCTATATCTAACAGCGTTATAAGATTCTACATAAGCAGTACCGCTTATACTTGTACTTGTTGAGGCTGTTAAGAGATTATCCTCTGTAATTGATACTGTTCCTCCGTTTGAAGTAACTTCTGGTTTTAAATCAAACCTACTTTTTCCGTAACTAAATTGAGCTAAAATATCATTTTTTACATCTGTCGCCCATTGTTCACCAAATATACCTATGAAGTTACTTCTTCCGCCTGTATCGACCAATATTGTTTCTTTTCTTCTAATTTCGCTCATTTTAGCTCCCTAAATACCAATTTGTTCCATCTGTTATAAAGTTCAAGATTTCGCCCATATACCTTAAATCTTGCTCTGTATCGCCTACTATTAATTCATTCTTAAAAGGAAGTATAATCACTCTATTTCTACTATTGTCAATTTTACTGATACCTATTTGTAGTGACCTTGAATCTTTAAAACATTTAGATGGATTCGGCATCGTCATAATTATTTCACCATCTGTTGCATCAACTAAATTAACTTGTGAAACTGCTTGAATATCGCTACTTTTAGTAATAGATTTAATTATTGTCTCATTTATACTAAGCCTTGTAATGCTTGCCCATATTGAAAGCAAATATCTTATAAATGCCCTTGTAGCAATATTATTATTAGTAATTTGTTCGTGAATAGGTAGTGGAATCTCTTTGAATGATACCATCATGCAGTCCTTACATAAAGCCCTAAAATGCGAATAGGAACAGCATCAGTAATTATAAACCTTAATATACAGTCTCTTTTTTGTCCTAGTCTTCGCCAAATAACTCTTTTTTTGTCTTGTCCTGCTTTGCCTGTTGAAGACTCATAGCTATTACTCCAAGTTTTACCACTTGTATCTGATATTTGCATCAAAACTTTAGCTTCATAGTCATAGCCAATTTCCATATCAAGCTGTACTTCTGCTAGTTTAAAATGATTAACACTTTTATTAATAGGAAGTGAGATTGCTTCTCTTCTGATATTTGAACCATTTTCCGTTAAGTGTTCTATTGAAATATCATATAAGTGTCAATCATCCATCTTTCAGCATCACAGCTTTTTTGTTTGTGCCATTGTGCTGTGTTTATATCATAAACAAAAGTTAGTGTTTCATCTATTGTAAGCACATAAAACCAGTGACCTTCTAAAGTATAAGTAAATGCACTAAAGCTTTTATTCTCTGCTCTTGCTAAGTGATAGTCTATTGCTGATGTACTTACAACCGTTGGTGTGTAGCCTTTTGTTTGATAGACTTTAAAATCATTTCCTACAAAAAAGACACTATCTCTTACTTTATCTATCGTTCTATAATCTGAGCATCCAATATCTGTAACTGCTCCTGGTACTCTTGTAAATGGAAAATCTGCATTTCCTGAGTCGTACCATACTTCGGTGCTTCTTTCGCCTATTATCCATAATTGACGATTAGAGACTATTACTCCTACTGTATCATCTGGTGCAGCTTCCCCAGTAGCCCAATCGATAGGATTTACATCTATACTATATAGTCCTGAGATGAAAAATTGCCCTGTACCGGTGCGATTAAATATAAAATATCCATCCATATAAGCAACTGTATCCGCAGGATAATACCCATCATCAAAACTCATATCTTTTATTAAGCCTGTCTCTGGTGTGTAAGCGAACCCGTTACCGCCTACCATCATCATACTAATACCATTATCTGCAAAAACTACTTGTTTATCAAAGCTTACAGCACCAATATTTATAAATATGTTTGCTTCTCTATCTAATCTAAAGAGTGCTTTTCCTGTAGCAATATAAGTAATACCTAGAAACTCATAAACTCCATATATAGTATATTCTGCCTCTGCTATAAGTAATAATCCGGGAGTATTCAAAAGAATATGATTTGATTTACTTCCTTGCTCTTCTATATGTACGAATAAGTTTAAAAGCTCTGAATCATTGTTTCTTTTAGAGTATGAACTACCGCTCGAAATAGAAAAAGGGATTTGAACTAAATCAGCCATTAACTTGCTTCCTCGTCTTCCCAAATTATTGCACCTGTTCCATCTTCTATGATACCGCAAACGTCTATCACTTGGTATCCTCTATTAGCATAAGATTCTCTAACGGGTTCAACTAAAACTTTAGTATCTTCACTATTAGGTTTTGGATATTGTCCTATGGTGTTACTAAACTCTTCGTGATAAAACTCTATCTCTTTAGCAAAACGAAAACCACTATAAAATCAGCCATTTTAATATCTTGCTCTGTTTGTTCTTGTATTGAATCTTGATTTTCTTCCGTTTAGTCCTCTGTCTGCTTTTAATACCATGGGTTGATGATTAAAAGACATTAGATTATCTTCTGCTTCTGTTGCAAGCGATAAAATTATTGGAGATGGTGCTACCTCAAAATCTGGTGCAAGTTCTACTGCTAATCTGTACATAAGCATCTTCTCGAAACCTACACCCCAATTTATATCGTCTGTAGGTAAATACTCGTTACCTGTGCTGTTTTTGCCTGTATATGGCATCTTTGCTTGAATGTGTAGTTCTAAACCATTTTGTGGTATTACATCAAAGCTTATACTTACATCATTATTATCTAATCTTTGTACATAATATCTGTAAGGGATAGCTTCAACATCTTTAAAGCCTATTGAATAATACTGATTATGAGTCATAGACTTCATGTGAAAATCTGTATCTGCTCCCTGTCTAAAAAATGCACCCTCTATATGTATTGGTGCTTCTGTGTTTATATCTTTACATCTTCCAATAGTTACAGTACTTTTCCATTTTCTAGTTGTTAAGTCGTCTGGGTCTGCTGTCTCACACTCATTAACTGTATATGGAGCATCATACGCTATATCTTGTAAGAAAGTGATTAAAAGATTTTGAGTATTATAGCTGTCTATTATTCTGTTTAAAGCGTCTAAGCCTAGTTGATGGTCTGACGCGCTCGCTTCATCTTCTGACGATAATACACCTATTTTTCTAAGTGCTGAATCTATTGTTCTACTTATTAGCATGATTAGCCTCATCTAAATCCGTTATATATCTGTCTCCTACTACATCGCCATCCATGACTTCAACAATTTTAGCGTTTTTTATCGTTGTTAGTGCTTCTGCAATAGAATATGAGCCGTCTAGGTTTTTTTGTTGCGTTGTTACTTGCACTACTATTGAAGTCCCGCAGCTCATAGCCTTAGTAGATTTCATCCATCCCTCGTTTTCAGAAGAGGCCTTTGAAATAAGCTTGAAAGTATCTCCATTTCCCCAAAACACAATATCTTTTACATTCTTAGTCGCACCATTAGCGCAAGTATTACCTAATGTTTTTTCTTTCATGGTAAGCCTTTTTTAGTCTGATCCGAAATTAAAAGCACCTGTTAGAACTTCAAGCGTTGCCATTGAGTTTCTCTCTATGGAATTGTATTGCCCTGCTACAAATGTAACCGGTGTTTTAGTCGTTCCATCTTTCCAAACAACTGTTGCTGTTCCTGATACTGTACATTGCATAGTTGTAATACCATTTTTAATAATATCAACTGTTGGACTCGCTGCTACTACTCCAACGAATCCTTGCTTTAGTGTTACAAACCCTAGTGAGTCTCCTTGATTACTTAACATCTTGCATCTCCAATAATTTATTTAACAGTGTGTCTCTTCCTATGTTTGCAGGAATTCTTAATCCTTGTGCTGTTCCAATTTTAACAAGCTCTTCAAGGTCTAACTCTTCTAATTTAATTATCTCTTCTTCTGGTGTAGAAGTTATTGTATGTCTATCTGTTCCCCATCCATTCCTTAAAGCTTCTACATACTCTACTGAGTTTTCGACAAATAGCTTA